TTTTCATTGTCAATAAAAGTTAATTAGGGTAAGCTAAATTTAGGAAAACATTTTTTATTATGTTATATCAACACAAGGTAACTGGTGGGTTAGTTGAAAAAGTATCTCAACATGGAGATGGAATTTACATGGTTGTAAATGCTAATGATGAGGTTGAGTATGTTCATGAAAATGATTTAGAACCACATTTAGAGGCAACAAGCGAAAAAATTAAAACAGAAGAGAGGTTAACTGCAGAACTTCAAGCAACTGGAGATAAAAATGGAAAACCAACTAATAGAGAAACTTTTCCACTTGATAGACGTTTAAATATCAATACTGCAAGTGCTAGACAGATTGCTGATACTCTTCCTGGGGTTGGTCTAAAAACAGCTAGAGATATAAAGGATTTACAAACAACAATGACAGGTGAAAGATATACAAAATTAGAACAATTAAAAGGAATAAAAAGAATTGATTGGGATACTATATTTAAAGAGAACTTAGTGAGAGTAGACTAGTAACAGGTAAATTTTACTTGTTTGAATGAAGCTCGATACCTTTTTACAATCAAAAGTACGTTGGCATTTAGGTTATAACATAACTTCCATACCAGCTGGTGACCAAGCTCGACTAGAAGAAGCACTTAATAATGTTCAAGATTCTTTTTGGGTAAGTAAAATAGTAGAGCAAATTGGTAGGTGTGATGAAGCTGAAAAAAGAACTGATATGACTGGTAGTATTAACAATAATAATATTCCAAAAAATAGAATAGAAAGTATACTTGGTGATGTTGATCGTACTGTTTCAACTTCTGATTTCAGACAAACTTTAAAAACTTGGACGGAAATTTATATTTATGAGACAGATAGGCTTGCAATGCATCTCTACGTACCTAATTACCGCAATCCAGAGCAGGCTAGATATAGATTTAATAGAGAAGGTGCAGAGTTTATACAAGCCTTACCAGGACCAGCTGACGTTGCTGTAGGGACACGTTTATTTTTAGAATCAAATCACAGGTAAAAAACAATGGCAGTAAATCACTTTCAAGATACAATATTTTTTACTGATGCAACTCTAATTGCTCCAGGAGATGGAACATCTTTACAAGTAGCTTTAAACAATTTTTTCTCTACAAAAAGCTATACTTTTATGGTCACGGTTACTGAGATTGATACTAATGTTGTTGTTCGTCTAGATGGAAGTATTGATGGAACAAACTATGCTCCAATTATTTCAACTCAAACTATAACTTCAAATGGAACTTATGTATATAGTGTTTCAGATAGACCAGTTAAATTTATAAAAGGTGTATTTGTAAGTGAGTCTGGTGGAGATAATTCTGCAACAGTAACTTTTAATTTAGCTGCTTTATAAATGTCTGTTTTACCTAGAACAAAACTTGGTTATACATTAGGTATAAAAAGAGATAAAAATATTTATGGACAGGGAGAAAAGATTGCTAGAAACCCTTTTGAGGAAAGTAGGGGTCGTACTAGAATGGCAGGTGACCGACGAGTAGATATCTTCACCGCAGAAAGGGATTATATGAGAGCCCCAACTGTTAGAGGAGATTACCTCCCTAATCGTTTTGTATCATCTTTACCTGTATCTAGATTGGAGAAAACTGATGGCTAAAGGAAAAATGCCTCCCCAGCTTCTTGAATATTTTAAGAACAAAAACAATAAAAAAGAAGATGGCAGTGGTGAAAAGATGTCCGATAAAGAAAAGCGTAAAGAAGCTTTAGATAAAGCTAGAGATGCTAAAAATAAAAAAGGGAAAAAAGAAGAAAAATAGGAAAAAAACCTTCCTATATAATTAAAGTAAGTTTCTTAAAAAGTAAAAGTGTCAAGTAGTAGTTCAAACAAACAACCTTTAATGGTGGATCGCCCAGCAACCGCTTCCACATTATGCACGGTTTCTTCGGGTCAGTCTTTTCTAACAAGTTTGATACCAACATCAGTTGGTGGAGCTACAAAAGTATTTGATGTTGATTCAGGATTAACAGATACTGCAATTAGTGGAGCATATATAGATGAAATATTTTTTAGGTATACAAAAAGAAGTATTCAGGCTATAGATTCTTCAGCAGTTACAGCAGGTACATACTCTGCAGATAGCACTACTTGCACAGTAACAATAGCTAATGGGCATAATTTAGAAATAGGACAAAATGTATTTTTAGATTTTTCGACATATAGTTCAGGAACTGTTCCAAAAGATGATACTTTTGAGGTAAAAAACACAACTAACTTTACTTCTACAACATTCGATGTTGACATTCCTTCGTTAAGTGGACCAATTACAGGTAATGTAAATGCATCTCTACCTACCGATTTTTGTTTTTATCTTGTAAGTACTGGAACAGTAACAAATGTAAATCAATTTTTTCCTTTATTTATAGCAAGTATAGATTCTAGTCAGCAATATTACAGTTTAACTCTAAATGAGATACTGCCTCTCATAAATCATCCTACTGTTCAGGCTGGATCTAATTTTGGATCAGGTAATAATGAAATAGCTCCAAAACAAAGAGGTTTGATGTTGAAGAGAGGACAAGCTTTGTATGTAGCTGCGAGTGGAGCCACTGCTTTAACAAATGGATTTTATTGTAATGTACAGGGCGGTTTCTATTAAACATAATGGCATTCGAAATAAGAGATTTTGGTAAATCATCAAATTTCGATTTTAATAAAAAATTTAAAAATTTTGATAATAAACCAAAAGAACCAAGTATTTATCCAAGAGGATCTGATGGCTATGAATTAGAGAGTGAAGTAAAATTTTATAATCAAGATTCTTTGTGGACTAGATGGAGAAGAGGATACGAACTATATGTAATGATGCAAACAATATTAGGATCTACTTCTAAAGAAAGAGATAAACGAGGAGATTACAGATTATTTTTTACATTTCAACAGTTTCCCGGAGTTTTTATTCCTGCAAGAATATTTACTTTTCCCTCTAAAAATAAAGAGTTAGGTGAACATGTTTGTGGAATGAGAGATACAGATGGATTCAGTTTTTATGATTTTGGATTACCAATACTTGCTGTAAGATATTTAGCACCTTCAGTAGATGCAACTTATCAACAAAGTGGAACAACTTTAATTGTAACTAAAACAGATCATGGATTATTTCCCGGTGACGATGTTTTCTTAGATATTTCTACTGGAAATGCAATAGATGAGACTTTACAAATTGTAAGTAAAACACAGAATACATTTACTGTTACAGCGACTAATTCTCTAACAACTTCGGGTGATGTTACATATCACAATTCAACAGCAATTAATGATACAAGATGGAGATTTGTGAGAGTTCAATTAAGAACTTTACCTACAGAAGTAGCTTTTCTTACTGGTGAAAGAATGGCAGATCGAATAATTGAAAAAGATCCCGGAATTTCTTCTACATATACAAGGTCAGGTTCAGAGGTAATTGTAACTTGTAGTTCAGTACATGGATTATCAACAGGTAATAAAGTGTTTTTAGATGTTAGTACTGGTAATGTTTCTTCTGGAAGATATACAATAGAAGTCACATCAAGTACTGAGTTTAAAGTTACTACAATAACAAGCGGAACCACTTCAGGAAATCTTACTTTAAGTAGATTACTAAGAGGATTTAGGTATGACGATTATGTAGGATATACAGTTACAGGATCTGATGCAAATACTAATGAAATTATTTTTCAAAAGAAAGATAGTTATGGAGCAAAAACTGTAGATACAATTGCTAAAACAACAGTACCAGCTCATAGAGGTTTTGCAGTAGGTAGATTTTTAACAACAGAATTAAGATGGAATTGTTCTTGTCAGGATTTTTCTAGAAGAGACAGTTATGATTTATTTAAAAGATCAAATAATTCAAGATTTCCTGTTACTCCTATAAGAGATACGAAACCCGGAAATGTTTTACAGCCAGATGGAACTCTGAGTGATGAAAGAGATATACCTGGTACTTTTAGAGATTTAGGTTATGTAACTATAAATAATTTTTATGAACTACCAGAATATGAAGATGAAAAAGAAAATTCTTTTCAAAATTTACAATATTATCAGCTCCGTTGGTGTAAACATATTTACGCAGCTATGTGGTCGTTAGTTCATGATGAAGGTAATGAGCCATTAAAATTAGCAGCAAAATATTCTCAATCAGGAGTAAATATAACTGTAAACTTCGAAGAACATAATTTAAATAAAAACGATAAAATCCAATTAAATTTTACAAGTGGAAATGCTATTTCTGGAGAATACACAATAACTGATGTACCTGACCCAAATAGTTTCGTTGTTATTTATCCATTTGATGAAACAACAAGTGGTTATGTAACTGTTGAAAATTTAAAAAAACATGAATATGTAGGAGCATGGTTATTAGAACCTAGTGATAAACCTGTAGGCAAAGGTCTTGAATCGTGGGAAAGAAATTGGAGAAAAGAACAAGAAAAACTTAAAGAATCTGCAGAGATATTTGCTCTATATAATCGTTCAACAAAATGGGAAGGAAATAAAGAAATTATTGGTAACTTTAACAATAAACAAAAAGTAGCTAATTTTGATCCATCTGTTGTAGCTATGACATTAACAGATAGTTTGAAAAGAGATTCACAAGGAGGATTAGATAGATCTGGAAAATCTTTAAATACAACAAATAGAATGATTTCAATGGTAAATAAATTATTTAATAAATCTCCAACTGTTTTAGATGATGTAAAGTTTGGAATTATAAACAAACCTCTTATTGAATTCACTGATATTTTTGAATCAGGATTAATTAATTCAGGTGATTATATAAATGGTGAGTTTGTTGATTCTTCTGAGAACACAAGTAATCTTGATGCAAGTACTTATAATCCAGATACTAATCAGGATACAGTAGTAGATGCAGGATTATATGTAAATGTAGAGAGCTAATTATGGCAGTACAAATTCAAACAAGAAGATCAAGCACAGCTCATGACAGACCTTTCCCTACAAGATTAGGAACTGGTGAGTTAGCTTTAAATAATAATGATGTAAGCCCTGGATTATTTTTCGCTGATAATACAGCCTCACCAAGTACAGGATTAATAAAAGTAGGTCCTGTGCATATTGGTAATACTGCACCAAATAGTTCTGCAACTGGATTTACATCATCAAGCAAGGGTGAGACTTGGCTAGATACAGCAAGCACTCATATTTTTAAAATTTTTGATGGAACATCATTTCAATCTGTAAAAGCAGTAGCATCAGTATCTTCTGGACAACCTGCTAATCCAGTTAATGGACAATTACATTGGGATACATCTGGTGGTGGTAGTGGAGTATTAAAAATATATCTATCTTCCAGTTCTGCTTGGGTTAATGTCTAATTTGTGTGATTTAACAGATGATCTAAAATTCTATCTAATTTAGTATGTACACCTTGCATTTCTCTTAAAAAATCTTCTTTTAAAACATAATCGTGAATTACACTGTTTTTTAAATCATCTACTTCTCGTTGAATTTTATCAAATTTTCTATCTAATTTTTTATTGAAATTACCCAAAGCCCTTGATATACCAGCAAAAGCTCCAATACTTCCTGAAATAATAGCAGCTATGACTTGAGGTTCCATACTTTTATTATAATGGTAGGCACAGTTTAAAATAGATAATTATATATAATTAACATGGCAACAGGATACGAACCAAATATACAAGGAGCTATCTCTGTATTAAGAGACTTGATGGTAGCTAATAGTGTGAATATGACTCGTGAACCATACGATCCTAATTACAGAGGATTAGTGGATGCAGTTATTGATTTGAAAGAAGGGTTTACAACATTTGCTCCTGCCAAAGTTACTTTTAATGCTATTGCTTTTGAGGATATAACGGAAGGTGATGCTTTATATATGAGAACAAGTGATGGTCAAGTAGGAAAAGCTAGTGCTGCAGACGGAAGTATAGAAAATGCATTTGTAATTGGATTTGCAAATCTTTCTGGTTTAGCAAATGAAACTATACAAGTTGTCGTAGCTGGTTTGAAAGAGATTTCAGGTTTAAACGCAGGGGATTTATTCTTTTTATCTCCTACAACAGCTGGAGCAATAACTGTAACTCCTCCTTCATCTGCAGGTCAAGCAGTCGTGAGAATAGGTGAAGCTGCAAGTACAACTCTATTGTCTATTCAAATTGAACCTCCAGTGAAATTAAGCTAATGTCTTATCAACCTTATCCCCCTAATGCTCAAGGTTTTACTGAGTCATTAATAGATTTAAAAACAAATTATCCAGGACAAATAACTAATAAAGTAAACGGATTTGAAGCTGAGGCTTTTGAAAATGTAGTTCAAGGTGATGCTGTTTTCTCAAGAGCTAGTGATGGAAAATTAGGAAAAGCAATAGCAAATGATACCCAAGATAAGGCAAGAGTAGTTGGTTTTGTAGAAACAACTACGTCTGCAGGTAATTTAGTCCGCTGTATTGTAGAAGGTGTTACTCCAGTAACACTGTTAGAAGCTGGTAAAAAATATTTTTTATCAGCTAATTCTGCAGGATCAATAACAAAAAATCCTCCAGTAAACTCAGGACATTATGTTACAAGAGTAGGACAAGCTGCTACTACTGCTTCATTAATAGTAAAGACAGAACCACCTGTTGAGTTAAGTTAACAATTTAGTGGGATTAAAATAAATATAAATAAGTTCTTTTGAACGAGAATCTAATCTAGATATAAGATGGCAACTAGAAAATCATTAGTGCTTGTTTCAGGGCTTTTTGAGGAGTTAGATTCATCTTCTGATAAATTAGATTTTGCTGGTAATACAACTGCAGATTTAACTGAAAATACTAATCTTTATTACACTGATGCAAGATCAAGGGCTGCCGTATCTGTAACTGATTCTGGGGGTGATGGTAGTCTTTCATATAACAGTTCAACAGGAGTAATTACATATACAGGACCTTCAGCATCTGAAGTAAGAGCTCATATTAGTGTGGCATCTGGTTCAGGATTAACTTTTTCTGGTGGTGAGATTGGGACATCTGCTATACCAAATTCCCAATTAGCAAATTCATCTTTGACAGTTGGAAGTACTTCTATTAATTTAGGAGCTACTGCAACAACGATTGCAGGTTTATCTGCTCTTACTTCCACCACTTTGACTGCAACAACTTTAATTTCTGGAGTAGCAGACGCAGCAAATGCTATATCTATAGCTGGGGGAAATATAACTTTTGAAGGGTCAAGTGCTGATACTGACGAAATAATATTAACAGCAGCTGATGCATCAGGTGGAGATAAAACCATAACTTTACCTAACACGACTGGAACTGTTGCATTAACTAGCGATATTGTTTATCCAGTTACTTTATCAAATTCTGTCACATTAACAAATAAAACATTAGCTCTTGGTTCTAATACAATATCTGGTACAACTGCAGAGTTCAATACTGCATTAACTGATAATTCGTTTGCTACATTAGCTGGTTCTGAAACTTTAACAAATAAAAGTCTTACTGCTCCAACTTTAACTGGGTCTTCTACTTCTGCTGGTAGCATAATTTTTAAAGAAGATACAGATAATGGAACTAATTCAGCAACATTAGTAGGACCTGCTTCCACAGCTGATGTGATAATAACATTACCAGCCGAAACAGGTACTGTGTTAACAACTGCCTCTTCAATTGCTAATAGTAATCTTGCAAATAGCACAATAACTATAGGAAGTTCTTCTGTTGCATTAGGATCTAGTCAAACTACATTTACTGGATTAGCTTCAATTACTTCAACTGCTGTAGTAACAAATGATAGTGGATTTAGAGTTAGAAATAACAGCGACAATACAAAAATAGTTGCACTTGATTGTTCTGGAATTACAGGAAGTACAACAAGGACATTAACAATACCTGATCAGGATGGAACAATTGCTTTAGTTGGAGGTGGATCAACTGAGTTTGCAGATGATGTTTTCAGAGTTACTGACAATGGTGATTCAAGCAAAAAATTAGCTTTTGAATGTTCTGGGATTACAGGTAGTACAACAAGAACCATGACTGTCCCTGACAGTGATGGGACAATAAGTACGGAGAGTTTTGCTACCGCAATAGCAGTAGCGTTAGGATAGTATTATGGCAACTCAAGTTCAATTTAGAAGAGGAACAACAGCTGAGCACAACAATTTTAGAGGTGCTGATGGAGAAGTAACTGTAGATACTTCTATAAAAACTGTTGTAGTACATGACGCAGTAACAGTAGGTGGATTCCCTTTATTAAGACAAGATGCTTCTAATTCTCAATTAGAAAGAGGTTCTTCTACTAATTGTGCTTTAAAATTTGCTGGAGATTTTGATACAGGGATTATAAGTCCGGCTTCTGACGAGTTAGCTTTAGTTACTGGTGGGTCTAGTCGTCTTACAATAGATTCTAATGGAGCTGCGACCTTTACAGGTAATGTCCAAATTAATGGACAATTATCAATTACTGGTAATGTAAACTCTGAGGAAAACTTAGCACTAATTATTGCTTTAGGATAATATGGCAAACACCTTCAAAGTTGATACGAAATCAAGTTGTGTAACTGATGCACATAGCAGCACTAATGCAAATGTTTTAACAGCCGGTAGCTCTGCAACATTAGTTCTTTTAAGTATATTAGTTTCCAATAAAACAGCATCTAGTGCTGATGTAGATGTTTTTTTAGTTACTAATACAGGAGATGATGTATTTCTTTTAAGAAATGCCCCAGTGCCAGCTGGATCTTCTCTTGAATTAATTAGTGGATCGAAAGTTATTATGGAAGCTAATGATATTTTAAGAGTAAGAACCGATACTGCAAGCACTCTTGATGTAACTATAAGTTATTTAGAACAGACCTAAAATGGGATTATCAGTTAATAATGATCTTGTAAATTTATCAACTAATTTTGAAAGTCTTAAAGCAAAAGTTGAGGCTATCGAAATTATAGTTTATGGTGAAAAAGTTTTAGAACTAGATGATTCTACTTGGGAAAATATTAGAAAAAAACGAGATTATATTTTAAAATCTACAGACTGGACTGTCACTCCAGGTTGTTCTGTTGATCAGGCTCAGTGGTCTGCTTATCGACAAAACCTTAGAGATATACCTCAAACATATACTGTAATTAATGACGTAGTTTGGCCTACTCAGCCATCTAAATTAGGACCTAATAGTTAGAAAGTCCCCATATTTACTAAGCTTAAAATGATTAAAGAAATTAAGAAGAATTCTGGATTAATCTGCTATGCCATATATTGGAAATAATATTCGTTCTGCCGATGATTACAGATTAATTGATGATGTAAGCAGTAGTTTTAACGGAAGCACTACGAGTTTTCCTTTACAAGTTTCAGGAGTTTCACCTGCACCTTTTCCAAAATCACCACAACAAGTTTTAATATCTGTAAATGGTGTTATTCAGGAACCTGATCCCTCTGGAACTGCAGGATTTAATATTGTAGGAAATAATATAGTTTTTAGTTCAGCTCCAGCAAATGGACAAGCATTTTTTGGAATAATATATGCAACAGCGGATTATATAAATGCAGGAGGAACATTTCCTACAGGAACAAGTAATCTTCCCTCTATAACCTTTTCTGCAGATGTAGATACAGGACTATATAGAAAGGCATCAGGTACTGTTGGATTTGTTTCAGACGGTACTGAAGTTGGAAGTTTTGATAGCAATGGAATAAATAGTAGTGCATTGAATATAACAGGCACTGTTACTGCAAATGCTTTCTCAGGAGATGGATCGGCCTTAACAGGATTACCAGGCGGTACAGTTGGTCCTGGTAATGAAAAATTGTTTGTTGAAGCTGAAAACCAAATAGATGCCAACTTTACAACACAACAGAACTTTAACTATGTAGCAGCTAGTCCTATGACTATTGCTTCTGGTGTTGTTCTTACAATAAATACAAACTCTACAATGACGTTTGTTTAACTTCTTTCTTATTTAAAAATCATGTCAAAAGTTATTGTTGATGAAATTCAAACTGATACCACGAATGGGAATGTAAGAGTTATTCCTAACGGTTCTGGTGCTTTAGAGGTAAAAGGTGATGGTAGTAGTAATGATGGTGCTCTACAGTTAAATTGCCATGCAAACAGTCATGGCGTAAAACTTAAATCTCCTCCCCACAGTGCTGGTCAATCATACACAATGATTTTGCCTGACAATCAAGTAGCAGCAGATAAGTATTTAAAAGTTAAGAGTATTACAGGAAGTGGAGCCACAGCAGTAGGGCAGTTGGAATATTCAGATGTAACATTACCAAGTACATTGACAGGATCGGCTAATCTTTCTGGTTTATTAAGAGAAGGTGTAAAAATAACTGCTGGGACGATAAGTGGTAACAGTACTATTGATTTAGCAGATGGAATGGTTCATTACTTTACAACATTAGATGCCGTTTCTTTTGTTCCTAATTTAAGATTTAATAGTTCCACCACCCTTAACAGTTCGATGTCTATAGGACAAACTATAGCTGTAACACTTATCTGGACAACGGCTGGTAATTACCCTACCGCATTTCAAATTGATAGTAGTGCTGTTACACCATTTTGGATTGGTGGATCTGCTCCAACTGCAGGTGGTAGTAGTAATGTTGATATATTGACTTTTAATGTTATCAAAACAGCCGATGCTTCATTTACGGTAATTGCAAATCATAGTAAAACATCATAATTCAAAATGAAATTTGAGCATTCATTATATCAAAAGCCTTTGTCAATGACTGGGTTTGGTGGTGGTGCTACCTCACTTTCTGTTGCCGGTGCTGGAGGTCCTGTCAATCCGTTTGATGACATGAGTAATTTTTCTGGTGCAACTAGAGTTGGTAGTACTGATGTAATTTATTATGCTACAAGTGGTACTTATCAATTTACAGACCCTAATGCTGGCTTATCTAGATTTAGATTTACAGTAGTTGGTGGTGGTGGAGCATCCGAAGGTGATGGTGGTGGTTGGTTTTCTAACACAGGTGCTGGCGGTGGTGGTGCAGCTAGGGGAGAAATACAAACTTCAGCTACTTTAGATATTGGTGTAGCTCAAGGAGGAGGAAGCCCTGCTGCTATGGGATATACCGCTAGTAGCTCTGATAGTAATTGGATAACGAACAGTAGAACAGGTGATAATGGTATTAATAGAATCTATGGAACAGGTGGTTTATCTTATGTAAAAGAAACATCTGTTGGTATACCCTCTGGCAGTCCTACATACGGCAATGTATTGATGGTTGGTAGAGGCGGCTCAATAGGATTATCATATTATGCTTACTATACAAATTATAGTAATTTAGCTTATCAAAATTTAACCAATTATTATTCTGGAAGTGGTTTTGGCTACCGATATTCAGGGCATGGAATTTGGGATAATGGAGGAACTGGACATATAAATGCATCTGGATCAGGTGCTGGGGTCAATGTAACTTCTGGAACTGTTGAAACTGGTGGAATGGGTGGAAGTGGTTTTCACCAGTCAAGCGGTATGCCTAATAGCTGGAAACATCCTTTAGACACCAATAGTCAAGCTTCAAATGGTGAAAACACTACATATGCTGGAGGCGGAGGTGGAGGAGGTGCTTCAAATGCAAATGGGACTCAACAAGGTATGGGCGGTTCTGCTTCTGGATTAGCATCCCTATTATCTGGATCTGGTATTACTCCTAAAGGTGGTAATGGAACTTACCTTACTACTAAAGCAACTGCTGGAGTAGCAGGTGGAGGCTATGGAGGAAATAGTGACTATGGTACAGCTACTTGGCAAGATGTTCATTATGGGGGTTCTGGAATTGTAATTGTAGAATTTCTTGGTTTCTAACATTAGTAAATTTTTTAGATAAAATTAGACATTTTAAACTAGAAGTATATTAAGGAAATTTTTTTTAAATATGTCAACAATAAAGGTAGACGATATACAATCTAGGCAAAGCACTGATGATGCAATAGCACTTAATGCTGATTCATCTGTTACTTTAAAGCATTCGGCCTCAGCAAAATTAGACACAACAGCTACTGGAGTTAATATTACTGGAACGTGTGCTGCTACAGCGTATACAGGTGATGGGTCTGCGTTAACTGGCATTCCTAGTGGAGGAATTACTGTACAGGATGAAGGTAGTGCGTTATCTACAGCTGCAACTACTCTAGATTTTGTTGGTTCTGGTGTCACTGCTTCTGGTACTGGAGCTTCTAAAACAATTACTATTCCAGGTGCTAGTGGTGGTGGTGGTGCTATGGAATTTGTAAGCAAATCAACAATTTCTTCTAACGGCTCTACTACTCAAATTAACTTGACAGGTTTAGATTATGACTCTGTTTATAAATGTATTATGAAGTTAGCAGTAATGAGTGGTAGTGGTGCACCAAATATATATCTTTATTTAGATGGTTCTAGTAGTGCTAATACTACTTCTATTATTGATTATGTCTCTAATAATGCAGGGTATATGCAACAAGTTTTTCAAGATCAAGCGTACTTTCAATTATACACTGCTGGTTATGATGATAATTATTGGGAATATGAAATTACTTTTATGACAGGTTACTATGGGTGGTTTAGAACTATGCAGCATCCTATGGGACAAGGTAGTAACCCTGCTGGATGGGGACAATGTTGGGGTCATTTAAACCCTTCAAATCTTGCCACTAAAAGAATTTCTGGCCTTAGTTTAAGACATCAAACTTATTCTAGTCAGACATTCCAAATTGGAACTGAGGTTCTTCTTTACAAAATAAAAGAAAGCTAATGAACAAACTTGAAAATGGTATTTCTATACCACTAACTGATGCAGAAATTGCAGAATTTAACGCTGGTAAACTAACAGATGCAGAAATTCTTGCTATAAAATGGCAAAGTGTAAGAATAGAAAGAAACACAAAATTGGCTGCAACAGATTGGAGAGCTAATAGTGATCTTACATTGTCTGATGAATGGAAAACTTATCGTCAGGCACTTAGAGATATACCAACACAAACAGATGCAATATCAATTAATGCTAATTCAACTGTTATAGATAATATTATATGGCCTGATGTACCAGGTGGTGATAATTAAATGGTCAGCTAGTTGATAAAATTAGATATTTTAAACTAGATATAATACAAGTTAATTAGTATTTATATGTCAACAGTAAAAGTCGAAGAAATACAACATCCATCTAACTCTAATAATGCAGTATCTGTTGCATCAGATTCCAGTGTTAGCTTAAAACATAGTGGATCTGCAAAGTTAACTACAACAGCCACAGGTGTAGATATAACTGGAACATGTACTGCTACAACTTTTTCTGGATCAGGTGCAAGTTTAACTTTTACATCAGTTACAGATTCAAAAGGTAACTTACGTTCAATACCTCAAAATACACAAGGTTCTACTTATACATTAGTTGCTGCTGATGCTGGTAAACATATACTTGCAAGTGGAACTATTACTGTTCCTGATGGTATATTTTCTGCTGGTGATGTTGTAACCATTGTTAATAACACAAGTGGTGATTTGACTATTACAAAAACAATAACTACTATGTATCTAAGTACTGATGGTAGTAATGCGAATAGAACTTTGGCTACAAGAGGATTGGCTACAATATTATTTGTATCAGGAACAGTTGCTTATATCACAGGTTCGGGGTTGAGTTGATATGACCATACAACAAATGTTGTTGGGGGTTGGTGCCGGTAGTGTTGATAGTGACACATTTTCAACTACAGGTGTTACGACTAATTTAGTACAACACGTTGATTTTGGTAAAACAGCTTGCTACGACCCCACTGTTAATACTTGGAATGTTAGTGATTTATCTGGTAATAATAATCATTTAGTTATAGGAAATGGTTCTAATCTAGATTATGGAAATATTCATTCTTCTGCAACTACTCAACTTACAAACGTACATTTTAATACTGCAAATGGTGGATATCTTGATTTAAATCAAAGTTTAGATAATATTTCTGGTCGTACTTACTCTCAGAGTACTAATGCCTTTCCTAAACTTAGCAGATTAACCGATGTATGGCCTCAACCAAGTTCAGGAATAGTAGATTTTGCATTGGAATATTGGGTAAATCCATATTTCGGATCTAAAACTAGTACTTATCCTCAGAGTTATCTTACTAGTGATTTTCATAATCTTGACAGGCGTACATATTTTGATCGAAGTAGTAATAAATTAGTCTCAGGTCCTATTGGTTCTTATTCGTATGCTAGTGGTACAACTATAGAAGTAACAATAAGTCAAACTATGACCTTAAATCAATATTTTGGTTGGCAATACATAGTTGTTACACAAAATGGCACAGGTTCAAATAATTTTAAAATATATATAAATAATCAAAATATATATACTAGTACTACAACTTATTCAAACGCTAATTTAAATAGGTCAGGAGTTAGTTATCCTTACACTTGGGACGGTTTTTGGAATGATCAAAATAATAATATAGATGGTTCCTTTGATGGTAAATGGGCGATAGTTAGGTTTTACTACAATAAAGGTTTATCTGCTTCAGAAGTAACACAAAACTGGGATTCACAAAGAGTTCGCTTTGGTCTTTAAATTATATGGTCTATAGAACTTTGTTACGATAAAATTAGCCATTTTAAACTATATATAAAGTAATAGAAAATTTAGATGGCATACATAGGGACAGAACCTAATTTCCTTAATCAAAACAGGGAGGTTGATGATATAAGCGGTAGTTTTAACGGAAGTACTACAACTTTTAACTTACAAGTTTCTGGTCAAAATGTAAATCCAGAAAGTGTTAATAATCTTTTAGTTTCTGTTGGTGGTGTATTACAAAATCCAGGAACGGATTATACGATTAATGCAGCCACTATAGTTTTTGCAACAGCTCCAGCTAGTGGGTTAGATTTTTGGGGGTTGGTATTAGGTGAATTAGTCAATATAGGATCTGTATCTGATGGAACAATAACAACATCAAAAATTCTTGATGATGCTGTGACTGCTGGTAAATTAGCCGACACGTCAGTTTCTGCTGGTAGTTATACAAATGCAGGTATTACAGTTGATGCACAAGGAAGAATCACAGCAGCCTCTTCTGGCTCTGGAGGAGGGATTACTAATGTTGTAGATGATACTAGTCCAGAGCTTGGTGGTAATTTAGATGTATTAACAAGAGAAATAACTACAAGTACAACTAATGGAAATATAATATTTTCTCCTAACGGAACAGGAGCAGTAGAGGTAAAAGGTGATGGTAGTAGTAATGATGGTGTTCTACAGTTAAATTGCCATGCAAACAGTCATGGTGTAAAACTTAAATCTCCTGCCCACTCTGCTGGTCAAAGTTATACAATGATTTTGCCAGATAATCAAATTGCAGCAAGTAAATTTTTAAAGGTAAAAAGTATTACAGGTAGTGGAGCCACAGCAGTAGGGCAGTTGGAATATTCAGATGCAGGTGGTGGAGCATATGAATTTGTTAGTAAGACAACTATTTCCAGTAATACTTCGTATGTAGATTACACTTTAGATCAGGATAATGTTTACAAAATAGTTTGTAGTAGGCTCGCAGCGACTGGTACTAGCTATCCTATGATCAAACTGTTCACAAATGGTAGTTCTTCAGTAGATACCACTAGTAACCATAATACTGAGTTTCATAATGCAAGATCAGGCGGAAGTTATAGATCTGGTGTTAATGATATGGAAATTGATGCTGGTCAATATGGATCTGAAATGTATTATGAATTGGATGTTAGCACCTATCTTTATGGTTGGATAAAGGTTCATGGATCTCTTTTAAAAAGTTCAAGCAACACTGGGAGTACTTACACTGACGGTAGATTTGACTCTTATTGTCAACACGATGATTTTGCTAATTATTATATCAGTGGCTTAAGACTCTATTGTAGATTCAGGTCTTTGGCTGCTGGTACTCAATTTATAGTTTACAAATACAAACAAAGCTAATGGACAAGTATGTAAATGGTGTTTTAACACCGATGACTGACGCAGAAATTGCAGAATGGAACGCAACAAATGTTCCAACAGATGAACAACTTCTTGCTTTTAAATGGGAAAGTGTAAGAAAGCAAAGAAATCAGTTATTATCAAAAACTGATTGGGTAGCAGCAAGAGCATCTGAAACAGGAGTTGCTGTAAGTGATGATTGGAAAACCTATCGCCAAGCTCTTAGAGATGTCCCAACACAATCCGATCCAGATAATATTACATGGCCTACAATGCCTAGTTGAAACGAGATAGTTATTAGCAACTTGCAGTAATTAGATCAATTTAGTAAAATTTAAATAAATACTAAAAAAATGCAGAAAATTTTTAATGCAATAGCCGTTGCTTCAGGAGTACTCTCTCTAACAGTTGTAGGTAGTGGTTTGTTTGTTTACATCAATAAAGATGCAATAATAAACACTATAAAAGAAAAAGCTATGGAATCAATTACAGGTAATCTAGGAGAATCTTTAGGAGACTCTCTTCCCATACCTGATGTTACTGGTCCAGTAGTACCTAAACTTCCTTCAACTAATTTTTAAAATTGTCTGATATTCCAGAAATTTTAATAAATACTGTAGTTATTCCTAAACTTGATAATTATTATTTTTC